CCATACAATAAAGTTAAATTAAAAGGAGGTTCGACTGACATAGTAAAATATACAGAAGAATATCATATTTTGTTAGATGAATTTGTAAAGAAGAATGATTGTCATTTGTTTTTAGTTGCTCATCCTTCAAAGATGACATTGCAAGAGGGGAGTAAAAAAACTCATATAATGCCAACAGCATATAATATTAAAGGTGGGGGAGAACATTTTGATATGAGTTATAATGTGCTTGGAATAAATCGTATTTATGAAAGTAAGTTGGTTCATGTTAAGACTTTAAAAGTTAAGTTTAGACATTTAGGAGAGATTAATCAAGATGCTTTCTTTAGTTTTAATACTGTAAATGGTAGATATGAAGAACTTCAATTCCAGCCATCAGATGATTTATCAGAAGAAATTCCTGCAAAGAGTTTAGACTATTCAAATTGGTTAACTGGAGATGTTCAAGAACAACCAAAAGAAGTAGAGCAACCAAAGATGGGAGTCAATGAAAATTTTGATAATGAATTAAGTGAGTTGCCATGGTAGAAAATACTTTATACTTCACAATAAAAGGAACTAAGTTTTTACAATGTGGTATTAAAAGAAAAACACCACATGGAGATTTTAACTTAGTAAAAATAAAAAATTGTGAAACTAATACTTACAAGTGGGTACAATATGATAAACTACAAGAAATATTAAAAAACAATTATAATGGCTAGATGCAAAACGTGTAAAGAATTATTTGATCCTAAAGTATTTCTACAAAAGAACTGTTTAGAAAAAGATAAATGTATAAAAGCAGAATTAGAGCTAAAACAAAAAGCTTCTAAAAAGAAATTTAAAGCAATGGAGCAAAGAGTAAAAGCACCTATTAGAAAAAAAGATTTACAAAAAGATATAAATAAGTTAGCAAGATTAATAGATGCTAAATTTAATTACAAGTGTATTGATTGTGGCAAAGAATATGGAAAGCAAGTAGATGCAGCTCACTTACATAATTCGCAAGGGAATGAAAACATAAGATTTAATTTACACAATTTACATTCTGCTAAAAGTGATTGTAATCAATATAGTTCAGAACATAAAGTAGGTTATAGAATAGGAATAGAGAAAAGATATAGTAAAGAATATTTACATTACATTGATTTTGAATTACCGTTAAAATATAAATATATTGGGTTACTAGATAATGAAGTAGTTGAAAAACTAAAGATTGTAAGGAAGTTAATTAGAACATTTGATACTTTTAAATTAAAGGATGGTAAACAAGCTAGGGATTTATTTAACACGTTAATAGGTATTTACAAATAATTTTATATATTTACAAAACTAAACTACAAATAATGTCTAAAGAAGTAAGAATACTAAAAGAAGAAGATTATAATGGTGAATTTAATTTAAGAGTAATGGAAAAGATTTATATTAAATTTGCTTTAAAGAAACACAAAGGGCGTAGAAAGATGGTAGCAAAAGATTTAGAAATATCAGAAAGAACACTTTATAGAAAATTAATAGAACATCAGTTATGAGAATTTCAGTAAACATTGCTTCATTAGTCGAACGAAAAGAACAATTAATTAACACTATCAATTCCTTAGTAAACCAAGTTGATGAAGTTAATGTTTGCTTAAATAATTATTTAGAACCACCTTTAGAACATCCTAAAGTAAATTATTTTTATTCAGATAATGTTTTTGGTGATGCTGGTAAATTTATGTTTTTAGATAATTTTGAAGGTTATTATTTTACTTGTGATGATGATATTTGCTACCCACCTACATACATTCAAGATACAATAACTGAAATAGATAAATTTGGTTTAGTTACTTATCATGGTAGAACTTTTTTAAACTTTCCTATTGAATCATACTACAGAAGTCCAGCAATTAGAAATAGATGTTTAGATAAATGGGAATGGACCGAACCAGTAACAATAGGAGGTACTGGTGTAATGGGGTTTAGAACAGATAAATTTAAACCACCTTTTAGAATATTTGAAGCACCTAACATGAGTGATATATGGCTAAGTTGTTATGCTAAAGAACAAGGGCAAAAAGTATGGGGTTTAAAACATAGTAAAGAATACTTTACATACCAAGAAGTGCCTAATACAATCTATGAAGATAAAGTAGATAATTGTGAATTTGAAACGAGTGTAGTTAATAAATATTTTGGTTAATGGTAATGATATGATGAGTGAGGCAAGCACACTAGCTGTTACTGGCATTGACCTGATAGACGTATCGGATAGTCACGATCACAGGCTTCCTCATTCATTCATATCTGATGTTATCGTTTTTTAATTCCCCCGAATTCTAGGGTTTTAGAAAATGGTAATTAACGATAATGACTAATATAAAAATAGGAAATATGAAATATTTATTGATTTTATATAATGTTATGCTTTCGTTTTTTAGCGTTGGCAAAACAAAAGATAAAGGAAAATGTACAAAATGTAAGTTTAATTTAGGTGAAACTTGCGGAGTAGGAACTGTTTATGCAGAAAAGGGAATTAATGCAACTTGCTACGAAGGTGAATTGTGGGAGAAAAATGAAGCATAACACCAAACTAAGAACCGTTTTTTTAATGGTTTTTAGTGGCTGTTATCAAATGTTTTTCATATAATCAAATTTTAATTAATTTATTTGTTTATTTTTGTAATTAACTATATTAAGTGATATAGAACTCAATTTTATGAAGATACCATTTACTAACTTACAAATAGGTACTAGAAGTGTTGAAAATGTTAGGGCTTTAGCAGCTTCAGCATGGGAAACTTTAGGAAGTAATTCTACTAAATCTGGTGTAACAATAAATCAAGATAATTCTTTAACAATACCAGCAGTATATGCAGCAGTAAAAGTAATAACAGAAGCTTTTTCTACTTTACCAATGCATATAATGAAAGATGATGGTGTAAATAAAATTAAAGATAAAAAACATCCAGTATATAAATTATTCAATAGAGAACCAAATAGTTTAATGACTATTAGCACATTTTGGAAGTTATGTATGCCAGATATTTTACTTTGGGGTAACTCTTATTCTATTATTGAATTTGCTGCTGGTACATTTAGACCTATTGCAGTAATGCCAGTACACCCTTCTAAAGTAGAAGTGGAAATAAAAGATGGTGTTTTATGGTACACTTTTAAACTAGACAAAACTACTTTAACATTGGATCAATCAAATGTACTTCATTTTAGAGGTATGGGAAATAATGTAATGGGTAAGAGTGTTATTGATTATGCAAGAAATAATTTAGGTTTAGGTTCTGCTGCTGAAGAATTTGGTAGTAGGTTTTTTGGTAATGGTGCTAGTATGACTGGTGTTTTACAAAGTGATAATGCATTAAGTGATAAAGCATTTGCTAATTTAAAAGATTCTTTTAATGATATGCATGGAGGTATTGCAAACGCAAACAAACCATTAATACTAGAAGAAGGATTAAAATATACACCTACATCTATACCACCAGATTCAGCACAATTTTTAGAAACTAGAAGATTTAGTGTAGAAGATGTTTCAAGATGGTTTAATATCCCAGCAGATAAGATAGGTGATTTAAGTAGGGCTACATTTAGCAACTTGGAACAACAAAACCAAAACTTTATTACTAATACATTAATGCCTTATGTAATTAACATAGAAAGCGAATGTAGTAGAAAGTTATTAAGAGAATCAGAAAAAGATAGTACTTACTTTAAAATGAATTTAAACGGTTTGTTAAGAGGTGATATAAAAACTAGAACTGAAAGCTATAGAACTTTATTTAATATCGGTGCAATGACTGTAAACGAGATTAGAAGTTTTGAAGAAATGAATCCAGTAGAAGGTGGTGAAAGTCGTTATGTTCCTATGAATTTAGGAAAAGTAGATGAAGATGGAAACAACCAGCCGTTAAGTGAATCAACAGAAACAATTAAAATAGAAGAAGATGAAGAAGATAATAAATAATATAGAAGCTAATATAAGGGCTTTTGGCGAGGATATAGAAGAAACTAGAACTGTTACTTTTATAGCTTCTACAAGTTCTGTAGATAGACATGGTACAGTATTGAACCAAGAAAATTGGGATTTAAAAAACTTTAATAATAATCCAATAATTGGATACCAGCACAATGTTTATGGAAGTGGTGAAGCACCTAATCCAGATGACCAATTAGGAAGTGCAAGGGCTTACTTTGAAACTGTTAAAAAAGCTGGTGGTGATGAACAACAACTTTTAGTAGATATTGCTTTTGAACCTAAAGAAATTAATCCTTTAGCTGAAAAGATATTTAGAAAAGTATTACATGGTTCATTAAGGGCTGTTAGTGTTGGATTTGTTCCTTTAGCAGATAGTAATGGTGGTTATGGAGAAAGTAGAGATGGTAACTTTCACTATTTCGGGCAAGAACTTTTAGAGGTAAGTGTTGTTAATATACCATCTAATCCAGATGCTTTAAAAAGAAGTTTATTAGATTTAGTTGATCCAAAAGAAATTAAAGAGATTAAAGAAGAAGTAATAAATAAAAACTTTTGTAATATTCAAGAAAAAGAATTACTTTTGATAAATAAGTAAAAAGAGTAAACTTTAAATCACGTTATGAAGTCATAATGTACTAATTTTTATATTAATGGGGTAAAGTTACCCTACACAAAAACAAGAAAATGGAATACAACATTAAAGCAGACTTAGAAAAAGCTGCAAAACACGCTGAAGATGCTAGAGCATTAGTAGACGTTGCTAAATCTGAAGGTAGAGAACTTTCTACAGAAGAAAATGCAGCATTTGATAAGCACATGGAATCTCACCAAAAAGCTGAAAATTCTGCAAATCAAAAGAAAAGATTAAACGAAGCTTTTAGTTCTAAAGTAGAATCTATTGAAAAGAAAGCAGAAGAAACTGGTAAATCAGTAAATAAGATTGAAGATGAAAAAGAAATGTCTAAAAGATGTTTAAAGTCTTACTTATTGAAAGGTTTTAACGGAATGACAAATGATGAAAAAGAATTTGTTACACGTTCTCAAAGTACAACTACTAACTCTGAAGGTGGATACACAGTAGATACAATGATGAGTGATGCAATTATTCAATCAATGTTACAAACTGGTGGAATGAGAGAAGTAGCCTCTGTTATTACAACAGCACAAGGTGGTCAAATGAACTTCCCAACAAATAATGATACTGCAAATGTAGGTCGTTGGTTAGCTGAAAAATCTGCTGCAACTAATACAGATACAGTTTTCGGAACTGCTGCATTAAACGCTTGGACTGCTTCTAGTGATTATATCCCAGTATCAGCACAATTAATACAAGATTCTGCTTATGATATTGAAGCTTATATTGTTTCTATTTTAGGAATGAGATTAGGTAGATTATCAAATACTGGTTATACAACTGGAGATGGTTCTTCTAAACCTACTGGG